GCTATCAGGTCCCAGTCCATATTCACCACCGTTTAAGGTAAAGCCAATGTGCTTTAAATCCCGCTTAGGTACGACCTGAATAACCGGCTCTGTTCTAGCGGTACCATCAACAGTGATTGTATTTAGCCCATTCTTTAAGGGTGTTTCAACCTGTGGTAAGGTTGCCCGTGGGTCGGATTGCACAAAGGTAATGGTTAGTGTAGCGTCCCACGCTCCCTGGTTAATGAACTGTGGATCGCTAATCGCAGTAACGTGGCCCCAGTAAGTCACTTTGGGCTCAAAGCCAAAGACTAAAGGGTACTCCTTGCCATTATCACTTGGATCATCACTTAGCAATAAGCCACTCAAATTATGCATAATCTGATTGTATTTGTCCTGACTGCCACGAGCGATAATAGTTATTGGAATACTGATTGTCCGACTAGTATAGTCCATACCATTAAATTGATTACCATACATGGCGGGGATATCGGTTACTTGCTCGGCCATGGCTGGTGCACTTGGCAGTGTTACTGCTCCCATAACGGCTTGCAAATCATCGCGGCTATTTAAGCCAGCATATTCAAAATCATTTTTATTCAAAACAGACAATTATATCGCCATCCTTGTTTAATTTTAACTATGTAAAAAAAGAGCCTTCTAAGGCTCTTCAATATATTAATACTAATACCCCATCATTTGACTATATTGTGACGTCTTCTTGGTATTTGACTTGACAGCATTAACCACGTCAGAGCTGGCAACAACTGCTTTAACATCTCCTTGGCCAGTGACCAAAGCATCTAGTAAAGCTATAACCCGCTGTTTGAATGCTTCGTCGGAATCAATCTGATCGTTACCGGTATTTATCACATTAGTGCCATCTTGAGATCCGAACTTAGCCATTATCTGTTGCATAATTTGGTAAGCCCTTGAACGCTTAGATAAGTCCATCGGAACTATGGCTTCTGGCAAGTTGCCTTCAAACAATTTATAAACGCCCGCTTTGTTTCCGAAACCACCATTCTCAAATCCTTTAATATAGCGATAAACAGCTGACGCCTGACTTTCACGAAGCCCACCGATGCCGTTCATAGCACCGCCTGATTCCCACGTTGCAAAGAATTTATATGCGGCTTCTGTTGGATTGGTCATACGTAGAACAGATTTTAACAAACTACTCTCACCGGGCTCGTTAAGAGCGTAATTAATTTGGCCAGCAGCTGAGTCCCATGCATATCCATGCTTTCTAAGCCAGCTTCTTAATGCTGTTTCACGAGTGAACGTCCATTGCCCCAACCCAGTACCATGATCAAGTGGATCAATGGCAGTAGGGGTCAAGTTTGATTCGATAACCCAGTTTCCTAGAACACCGGCAATACCACCATTATTTGAAGCGGGATAGCCATGTTTAAATGCTCTAGCCAATTCTCGTGCACGGGAAGCAACACTACCGGACAGCTTAATGTTGCCAACTCCTCCACCGAAGTTGTCAGCTAAATCAGAAATAGCTTTCGCAAATCCCTTTAAAGCTCGGTCAACTATTCCTTTACCTAAATCATGGCCAATTGAACCGACTCCTGGAGTTTTGGTTGGATCAAATTTCTTTAAAGCCATTGACTTTAAAGTTTTCAATGGGTGAGTTATCTTAGACAATGCATCCATTGCTTTATCACTAACGCTGTCGAAGATAGAAGTAGCACCGCTCTTAATTTTCTTTAAAAACGACGCGATGTCAATAGTGCCTTTAGCATAGCCAGGAAGCGTATGTCCTAGGCCACCGTTAAAAAGCTTAGCAGTATCACCAGCATTAAGAATCTGATCACCAGGTTTAACATTAACCACTTCAGCACCATTCATACCTAGAAATGACACTTTCCCATTGTCTCTATCAATTTTAGCCTCGACACCGCCTTCACCAACTAAAGCTCTAGCAGTGCCAACAATACCGCCGGAAGCATGGGCTTCTATGCTTACTGGATTATATCCAGATTGATAAGCGCCAACATTGATTGGTTTAATACCAAATCCTTTAACTAGATTACTAAAGAAACTAGTAATGTTTTTCCAAATACTATGAATACCGGAGCCTTGCTTATCGGCAGCTTTCATGGAGCCGTTGGCTTGCTTAACAGCATGCCCCAAAACACCTTTTGACTGTGAATTGGCCTGATCAACTACCGAACTGTTTTGATTCTTAGCATGTTTAACAACTTGTGATCTTTGCTTATCTGCGTCATCAGTAGTGTGCTTGTACTGACGATCCGCATGTTGTTCAGTTTTGTTTTCCTGCTCTAAAGCGTTGTCAATTGACTTTTGTTTTTGGTCCTTAGCTTTACTAATAATAGCTGCACGTTGCTTCTCGGCATACTTAGAATTACCAGAATATTGATTTTTAGCAGCATCAACTGTTTTACTATACTGGTGCTTTGCTTGACTGATTGCCTCGCTAGCTTGTCTTTCAGCTGCTTTTATAACCTTATTGTGTTGCTTTTCAGCCGCAGAAACACGATCTTTGTATTCTTGGTCTGCCAGCGAGACTGTCTTTTTGTACTCTTTATTCGACTGTGAAATAGCATCATTTGCTTGTTCACGAGTGATTTTCCCCTTGCTCTTGGCAAGATTTCTCAAAATATCATTCTGCTTATTAGCAGCTGACTTTATCTTTCCCGTTAAAGTTGTGTGTAAGCGGGCTTCTTGTGCAGTAGTTTCCGTTGCACTTTTAATCCGGAGTTTATCAAGAGCAGCTGACTTTTTGTTTTCTTCAGCCTTAATAGCTGCTTTCTTTTTAGACATGTCTTTCTGAACAATAATCGAGTTGGCACCAAACCGTCGTTCGTCAGATGCTATTTTAGCATCCCAGCTAGAACTAGTTTTTCTCTCGCTAGCATTCCATTTACTAATAATACTTGCTTTTTGCTGCGCATAATACTTCGCAATAGCATTGCGATCAGAAGCTGACATTTTTTCAAAACGATTTGTCTCACTATCGTTCTTTTTAATTGAAGCTAATTGCTTTTTATACTCCGCATCGGTTAGCATACCCGCTTTATGAAGTACGTTCACATCATTTAAATCTTGCTTTTGCTTTTTAGAATAATAGGAACTATACGCCTTTCCTAGATCACTCAGTGAGTGCTTAGTGGACTCTGTCTTAATCTTGGGAGCTTCAATGGTCTTCCCTTTTAGCGCATCACTAATTCTTTTAACAATCGTATTTGCAGTTTTAGTACCACCAACACCATCACCAATGCTTGCTCCTAACATTGCTCCCGCAGCTGTTCCTGCTCCCGGGATAACACTTCCAAGGGCTGCACCAATGCCGCCCCCAATAAGTGTTCCAGCTGTTTTACCAGTTGCTTTATATTTATCAGACGCATTACCGGAGCTAACTGCTTTCGCAATGCTACTACCAGCGTCCCAAGCAGTCATGGCTAATCCAGCACCATTGATAATCCTTGTACCAATTGTTCCTCCTAGCAATGACCATTTACTGCTTTTAGCAATTTTTTCAGTGTTTTTCGCTTCAACTGATATAGAGCTTAAATCAGAGCCTATATTCCCAGCCTTTCTACCTTTAATTCTCCGATAACCAATTCCAATATTTTCTTCACTGGCCGTACTTAGTTCAGCATTAGTTTTAAGAACCGCGTTTTGTTCTTCTAAAGCTTTAGTTTCTTGTTTAATCCCTAGAACTTTTTCAGCCCAGCTAACAGTATCACTGATTTTTTTAAAAGTTGACAGAACTGAACTAGTCTCTTTGACGGCTTTACTTGTTAACCACCATGCTGCTCCAAATTTTGCAATGGTTTCTGTGTGCCCACCAACCATACTGAGTAATGGCTTTAAAAGTGCATTGGTTATTTTAAGCGATTCAATTAACGTTTCAAAGCCCAGGCCACCCAAGTTTTTGACAGTTTTGAAGAAATTAACAATTTCCGGAGCATTTTTGGCAATAGAGTCAGAAGCTTTGGTGACACCCTTGGCCAAGTTATCCATTGCATCATTCATTGCTTTTGGTGCCGACTTGACATCAAAAGCTTTTGCAAAGGCTTTAGTAATCGTGCTAATACCTTTTTCTGCCGCTACACCGACCTTATTAAATTCCTTGTCAGTCCGTTTATCAGATACCCATTTTGAAACTGCGCCATAGATTGGATTTTGAGCGGTTAAAATTGGCTTTTCAATATCACCGATTAAGGCTGGAACACGTGCCTTGATCGTTCGTTCCATACCAACCATCGTATGTAACATGTTGTCGGCGGCTTTATCGTATTTTCCGGATCCAAGTTGATTAAACGTATTTTCAATATCTTTAGCAGATATTTTTCCTTCTTTAGCCATCTCATTCAAATCAGCAACTGTTACCTTACTACTTTTGTGAGTCTTTTGGGCGTTTGTCTCTTGTTGAGCAGCATATTGCGAGTTAACCTTAATAGCTTGCTTAATTTCTGCATTAGTCACTTTGTGCCCACTTGCAATTTGCTTGCTAAAAACTGTAAATTGCTGGGCACTGACAATACCTTTTTGACGATATGTTTCTAGGTCAGATAAACTATTATTTGTTCCATAATGCATTCCTTCAAACATCAAGGTCATTTTTTTGTTATAAGCACTTACGGCTTTAGCAGCACCCTTACCTGTTGAAGCAGCCGTATCACCCGTCTTTTTTAATCCAGATTCATACTTGGCTAATTGTTCACGGAACATCGGGAAATACTGGCTAATTTGGTTTAACATACCAGCATTTGCTTTTCCCCGTGACAGACCGTTAACCATGTCTTGTGTAACTGCTTGTATCTGCTGTTTATCTAATCCAACCGCATCCGACATGTTTAGCATGGATTTGGTTAGTTCATCTGATTCTTTTTTATTGGAATGTAAGTGATAAAAGCCTTGCTCTAATTCATTTACAACATCTACGGCTTGACCGGTCTTAACAGATAAGTCATTGATCGTTTTAACCATTGCGTTAGATTTGCCAACAGTGCCAGTTAAAGTCAACCAAGTGGCCGCCATCTTCTGCTGCTCTTTTTCATATTCCATACCAGCACTAATAGCTTCGTGAATATGTGAAGTAATTGATTGAAAAGCGCTCGTAATACCATTGGCAACTAAATGAGCACCCATAATTTTGCCAAATAAATGATTGGCCTTATCTGCGTGCTCGTTTACTCTATTTAGCTGGCTAATGACTGACGTTAATCCTGACTGTGGCTTTTTGCTTAATTGTTCATCAAGCTCTTTCATCTTAGTCCGAGTTTGGGCAATTTTAGCGCCTAATTCGTTCACCCTAATCTGTTGTTCTTTGAACTCTTTAGAACTGTTACCACTAGCACTCGCAATCTTATTCAGTCTGTTTTGCTCAGCCTCTAGCTGCTTGTTAAGCTCATTATAAGACTGATGTAACCCGCTAGCCTTAACTTTGTTGGCTTCAAACTCGTGGCCTTCGGCTTTTAGTTTAGCTACATATGAGTCTGTTACTTTGGCTGATATTTCGGTTGCATCTTTTAATTGTAAGACACCACTTTTTTGCAGATCAAGTGACTTCTGTGCTCGTTCTTGTTGCCCCTCTAAACTGGCGATTGAGCGCTTGGCAGCGTTAATCTGATTTTCATATTTAACATAAGCTTCTCGGCCTTTTTGAGTGGTTTGGTCTAATCCGTTTTGCTCGCTTTTGAGACGCTCAATTACTAATCGTTGTGCTTCAATAGCTCGACCAGCATCTTTGACTTTACCCGCATAGGCCGCCATAACACCTTCACCTGAACGAATTTCAGCAAAGTTAGCTTGCATACTAGATTTTAGTAATTTTGCTTCATTCTTTAATTCGCTTAACTTGCGAGTCATGCCACCATCGTCCATGTTAATTGCGAATTCGTAGCCTTGAATTTTCTCTGTTGCCATACTTTGCCTCCTTTATAACGCACCGATTTGACGTGCTAATTCGAGCGGATCTTGAACACGGTCTTTACGTGACTTGGCATTCAATGCTGTTTGCATTTCACTAAATGAGCTTTGATAAAAGTCACTAGGCAATATGCCTTGTGAAATCAATTGATTAGCGATGTAATCAATATCCTGAATAAAATTATCAAGTTGCCAAATCATTCTGGCTTTGGCAATTTTGGGTCTTCTTCCTCTTCCTGATCGTTGCTGTTGCCTACAGATGGTAATTCTACTCCCAAGAATTGTTTTAAACAGTCATTAAAGAAGTCGTATTCGTCGCTAACCGAAAATTCCATGGACATGACACGTTTCTTTTGCGAAGCATTTAGTTCCAATAAATCACAGGTCGTTTCAGCCACAACCTTTGCAAGCTTAGGTGTTAATTCGACTACACCTGTAATGCTGTCCTCAGTTTCTTCAGTAGTCTTGATGAACTTCTTATATGCTTCGGCCATTTTTTCAACATTTTGACCACTATCAATCAACGTATACTGCGTGCCCGTCCCAATTTTCTTGCCATCAAATTTAACTGATTTTGCCATTATTTATATGCCCCTTTGTGTATTGTTTATTATCATTTATTGTGAACCCGTGCTTAGAATGCGCTTCTCAGCATGTTTAAAAGCCGCCCCTAGCGGTATTGTGGATTTATTTTAGGCGACCATAATTATCATTTATTACTGGTTGGCGCAGATGAGTCACTATCAGTTTTACTAGTCTGTGAGCCTGTGTCAGTTGTAGCTTTATTGACCACTGGTGCCGTTACTCGCGTTTTTATAAAACGTTTGTCCAGGGAATACAGCGTCAAACATCGCTTGCTTATCAAATTTAGGATCTGACTCAGCATATACCTTGTATGGTTGGCCGCTGAATTTATCATAGTTCAAGGCGGTAAATGTCAAATTATCATCGTCACGAGTTTCAGCTGTATCCGTGTTTGTTTGAATGTTCTGGCCAGCTTCGTTAAAAATCCCACGACCAAAGCAGAAATAAACAGCAGTACGTGTCACTGGTGAACGTGACTCAATAATAAGGCCAGCTTCAACGGGTGTGTCAGAATCAATGTAACCACCTTTACCATCTGATACCCGGCCTAATAGTTTTTGCTTGACGATGAAATTAAATTTCATTTGCGTCGATTGCCACTGACGGTGCCGAAGGTGGATTAGAAACGTCCACAACTTCATTGTTACCAGTAATCTTAGATACCGTCCCAGATAGCCCGGTAATGTTAGCAGTCTTAGTACCCAAGTTACCGTTTGCTTTGCTAGTATCAATGGGGTATACCCCAGCGGCCGCCAACCCCTTATCTTTATCAATAACCGTTGACCCGTCATCGGCTTTAATACCGGTGTATAACATGTTTAAACCTAATGTTGCCATTTAAATGGCCTCCTTTATATAATTAAATTTCAAAGTGTTCGTGATACTTTCTGAATCTGGTGTTAATGTCTGGCCGGCATCGCTATAACAACGAACATCATTGGTCAATAGCACTTGTTTTAACCCAGATTCGATGGCATCCATATCGCCCAAGTAATCTTTAGGATAATAGAGCTGTATCTGAACTTGCTTCGTTGATTGGAATGGAATCCCATTGCCATAATCTTGACTACGTTCAGGTAACCCGCTTATTACTACAATAGGCTCGTCAGTTAAAGTATCGTTAATTGGAATAAAAAAGCTATGGATATGCTCCACAGCTAGTTCTGGTATTTCATTAATATTTGCAACAATTATGCCTTTAATAAAAGCTACCGGTGTCACTTGCCCACCTTCTTGTCCATAGCAGTCTTTAATTGTTCAACAACTGCCTTGCCAACTTGGCCTTTTGCTTCACGCTGAGTAGTCTCCCAAAAGTGTTTCCCGGAAACATGGCCATGTTTGGAACCATTACGGTCAACGACGTCCCAGCCATCATTTTGAAAACGTGCAATGTACCCTTTTTCACCTTTGGCTGTAAAACCAACGTTAACCGAGCCATTAGGATGATCTACAGCAATTAATGAATCACGTAGATGTGCTTTTTCAGCATGACCATGTACCTTGCGTAGTTTTCCCACGGGAATTTTAGGCTTCATAATTTTAATGAACTTATCTGCTCCAGCTGCATTAGCTTTAAGCTTCTCTTCACGTCCAAAGCCTTCCGCCATAGTATCTAAAATATGTTCAAATGAGTCTGCATGTTTAATCTCATTCGCCACGCCCAATCACCACCTTATGACAAGTTATGAGGTCAAAACCATCCGGTGGTAAACCATCATCGTAGGCCACATCATCAATCTGGTAAACATCCTGATGATTGCGTCGTAATTGCATGCCGGTAGCTATTTTTAGATTATGGCGCACAAAGTAAACAGCATTCTGTTGTGAGGTGTCGCCATTTAACGCTAACCTTTGCTGAAACGACAATGACCATTCGCCGGCGTACAAACTGAATTGAGGGACAAAATCAGTAATAGGATTACCCGTATTAGGGTTAACTTTTCCAGTAGCTGCCTGAGTTCCAAACTCCAATCTAAAATTCATTCGTGCAGGATTAATTGCTTTCGTCATTTGTCCCCACCTCATATTGCTTTTGACTGTACAACCCTCTGAGTTGACCAATTATTGAGTCCACGACCAGATCAACTGGATTAACAGCGATGGCTGTAATCGATGTTCGATAAGTCCAATATGAACCAGCTAAGGCATATACAGCCGTTTCAAACAAGTCCTTCACGCCTTCCATTTCATAGAACCCTAGAACACTATTGTCGTCCCCGATGGCTTGTTTAATGTAGCTAGTAGCTGCAGACAAATAGCCCCTTAGCAGATTGTCGTCATCATCACCATCAATTCGCAAAGATGATTTCAATGTTTCTAAATCGGCTGCCACTTAAATCACATCCTTACTTAGCCGCCCAGATTGTCACTGCACTGTGTATTTATTGGCGACATAGTTGGCTAATTACTTCCCGTCAGTCGTTGTAGCAGCACTCGCCGCAAAGTTAGCTGTTTGATCAGTAATAGCTTTGAATGAACCGATTACAGCCGCCTCATCATCAACCAATTGTGCGTCAAAACGATCAATTGACCGAATGGCCGTTTGATTGCGATTAAATGCCCGATCTGTTTGTGTTGAGGTTAGTAATTGCATTTGCTGACGATCGAAGATCGTAACCAATTCTTTGAAATTGCCAAAGTAGAATGGATGTGTACCAGCAGATACATCAGGTAACCAGGTATCTTCAACCCAGTTGATTGGGTGACCGTCAAGTTGGAAAGTAAATGCCGACTGTGTAACATCTGGCTTAACCAGATAATCGCCCATAGCATTCTTAACCTTACGTAATGCCAGAAACCCAGACTTGTTAGTTAAAATGGTTGAACTGCCAATCAAAGCTGAGTCAAGACTGTACATCGTATCAAAAATGTCATCAAACTTAGCAATCGTAGCTTTTTAGTTGCACTTGGCAGCAGTGACAAAATAGCATTGTTACGAGTTACTACATCTTTACGCGCGATATGCGTGTTCAACCATTCTAAAATGTTTTCAGCAGAATCGTTGAGTAGATCATTAGCTGCATAAAACACATCTAAATAATCAGCAATTTTGTAGCTGATTGTCGTAAGTGCTGGATAGTCCCCTTCAGCTGCATCTGTATTTTGGTCGGTAATCTTAGTTGCTGGGGTAATAGTTGAGAACTTTTCGATGTTACGTGTCCCCGTGAGAGTACTTACAGATTCGACATTGACTAATGATTCTAATGACGCATATTGACGAACCAATTGCTTAATTGCGGTTTGTTGATCATCAGGGATAGTCAATCCTGCTCCTGATGTAGTATCAGTAGTACCATCAGAGCTGACCATGTTGTATTTATTAGGGTTACGCAACATATCCTTTACTTGGTCAACAAATTCTTCCTTACCGTTTTTCTTATGAGAAATAGCTACTCCCGTCGGAACTGCATTAGTCTTAGTCTTCTGAATTTTTTGGTCTTCAACTGCATCATCATAAGCTGACTTAGCTAAATTTCGAGCAGCTTTGGCTTTATCCAGGCTGTCACTCACAGCTTTTACTTCTTCGTCTGTGTACTTATCTTGATCAGCCACTAGGTTAACAGCCATTGTTTGACGCTTATCTTGCAGATCAGCTACTTTTTGCCCAGCTTCAAGCCAAGCATCATGTAATTTATTTAAATCCATTGTTTTCACCAGTTCTTTCTTAATTTTCGCCAAATAAAATAGCCAGCTTATCAGCTACCGAATGGGTAGTTTTTGGCTGACTGGTCTCAATTTGACTTTGGTTTGAATCGTTTTTCAGCTTTAATAAACTCCGAGTCTTTTGAATGACTTCCGCGCTCAAGAATTGGCCCACACCATTTACGACGACTTTCGGCTGACCGGCAAACATGATTTCATCTGCAAAACCATCCTTAACTGCATCCTGCGCATTGATCCAAGTTTCATCAGACATCATTTGATAAATATGTTGTACATCCATGCCCGTCTTTTCGGCATATACATTGGCAATTGCTTGGTCAGTCGAGTCTAGTCCTTGCAAATCACTGGCTAAATTATCTGAATTTCCTTGAGATACTGTTGAAGATCGATGAATCATCATCTGACCAGTAGGCGAAATTTTAATAGTGTCACCTGCCATTGCAATAACTGAGGCTGCTGAAGCGGCTAGACCAACAATGTCAATTTCAATACTGCCAGAATAGTTTTTAAGCGCCGTATAAATATCTGATCCAGCATATACATCCCCACCAGGAGAGTTGATTTCTGCTTTAATCGGTTGCCCACCAGCATTGCTAAGGGCATCAGAAATATCACTTGGCGTAACTGTTGAATAGCCCCAAAATTGATATATTTCGGCATTATCATCGCTTGATACCACGCCTTTAATCGGTACTGTTGTCATCATCATCACCTCCTTTATCTGAATTTGATTGAATTAATACTTGCTGGGTTGGTTGAACTTCGGCCTCGGGCATGTTATCTGGAAAATATCCTAATTGTTGCAATACCCAGGTTGCTTGATTATTGGCAATTGCTCCATTCTTAGTCAAACCAGCTAGTATGGTAGCAAAGTCGTCACCTAATGGATCAATTGCTGGTCGAATATCAGCTGTTAAGGAAGCTGATAGCTTATTGTCTAGCTCACTAACAATCGCCTGTGCGTATCTGTTAAGCGCGTTAGCGTAATTTCCTTTGATCTGGTCAAGGCTAGATTGTTGGTCACCAGTACCGTTTAAATAGCTATCTGGTACTTGATAAACCTTAGCAACTTGTGTGGAAGTCCAATTAACCGACGCCAGTAAGCTAGCCACGTTAGAGTTAATTTCAAGTGGTGTCCAATCTTCTAATCCATCAATTACGATTGGGCCATTATTTGAAGCCTTCATTTGATCCATAAACTCACGTGAATGCGCTGCTTTTATTTTCCAGTTGACTAATCCTTTGTCATTGTTTAACTTCAGAACTCCGGGAGATGTAACCGACTGTGAGAGTGCATTTTTGGTTAAATTATTTGATAGATTCTTGATATTTATTTCATTTGACAAGGCAGATAAGGGACTCATGCCAGTCTTACCACCATTCTTACTATATAATCGCAAATGAATCATATCGTTTTGTGGCACGTTGTTTAGCACTCCCAATTCGGGTTCGTCAAAATTGATACTATAAGTGAGACCAGATCCATCTTCCAGCAGAAAAACACTAACCTGGGATGGCCTTAAATATTCCCATCTAACGTCAACACCATTAGCATTACGCCAACGATAAGCAAAAGACTCACCGTTTAGCAGTGCTTGCATAAACATAGACTGCCAAAACCCATGAGGATTGGCGGTTGAACTCGGATAGTCTAGAATATTTTGTGCTCGTGGCTTACTAGCTTTATATTTGACTGTTGCTAAGTCGCCCGATAGTTGCGTCACCACAGAATAAATATCTGAATTTTGCAAGGCTACATCAGCACTTACGTATTGGGCACCTGTTCCATTATTAAAAATGCTCATGAAGTTAGCGTCATTTAGCGAAACAGTCTTTCGTTTACTTGACAGTGCCTGGAATTTATCTTTCAAAATCGCCATTATTCGCCACCACCCTTAGTAGCCGGAAGATCAATCAATAATCCCAAAGCAAGCCACATACCTGATAGAAAGATCATTCCCGGTATTAATCCAAACAAAAATGCGCTAATCGTTCCGAAAGTTCCAGCTAGCACGTAGCAAATTGCATCATTATAGTGATTAATTGCCATTAATATTTTCTTGATTTTAATCACCTCCATCTGTCATTCCAGATTCTGGATTAGTTAACCATGCTTCAATTTGTTCTACAGTCATTCTAGACACTTGTTGTGATTTGTCATTAACAATTCCGAAATCTTCAAAGTGATACATAGCCTGAAATAAGGCATCAATTAACGCATCTACCACATCAATCTTCAATGTGGCCTTAGCTTTATCGACTTGAATACCAATTTTGTCTTCATAAATTTCAGCATTTAGTAATGCCTTTTCCATAATTCGGTCATCTAAGCGATCTACCGAGCCTTCCACAAACATCGTCTGCAAAAACTTAGTTGGATCCTTTAATTCACTAGTCCGCTGCCGAATGGCTTGCAATGGCCAACCGGAATTTAAGTTCAATTGCTTAATCGTGGGTGTTAGCCCCCATGCATCATAGCCAAAGAAAACAACTTCCAGTCGATGTCGCTCAACAAAGTTAAGTACCCACTGATAAACTTGCTCATCATTGATTAGCCCTTGCGGATGGCTAGTAATTGTGCAGAATCCCTTTTTAGCTAAGTCCCGATAATTAATACCGTCTTGCTTTTCTTTAGCTTCAATCGAACCAGCTTTCTGCCATGGGATAAAGCTATGCTGATAGATAAACCATCGTGGTTTGTCATTATTATCACGATAAGGGAATACAAACGCTAGCGCCGTATTATCACTAAACATCGAGTAGTCAAAGCCAATATAAACTTGCCGATCATCAAAACTAAATGATGATATAATAGCTCGCTCAACGTCAGGCAGTTTCAAAAAGCTGTCGGTCGATTGTTCTAGCCACAAGTTAAGGTTTTTGTTTTGGAAGTCGTTGAGTGTGCCCGACAAAGCGTCAGAATCACGCTTATCCGTCAAGCCGTTAAGCAACACTTCTTGTTGGCTCGGTAAATCTAGTAAGGGATTACTTTTAACCCACATATCGGGCTTATAAGTTTCATCCAGATTGTCCTGCGACCAAATAAGTCCCAAATATGTATCAGCGTCGCGCAAATAATCTTGTTCCATGGCTTGCTGAATCATACGCTCATCATCGTGAAACGGAACAGTGGGATCAGGATATGCCGTTGAAATTTGAATAAATTGCTTATTACGCACCTTAACTTGCCCTGATACAATCTTAGAAATCTTCTGTCGTGTCTTAATTTCGCCAATTTCATCAAAAATAGCCGTTGTGAAATGAAAGCTATCGTACTGGCCGGCTTCGTGACTGATTGCCCGTAACTTATTATTAGTCTTGCTCATTGTGACTTGATCGGCCTGTGAGGAAAGTGTCCGTGTATCCAATCCACTATCTTTAATTAGTGTTTTAAATGGTTCAATCGTTGCAATCTTGGCTAGCATCGACTTAATGTAGCCTAGAATCTTGCTCGTTTGTTTGTAATTAATAGAAGATACTAAGTAATCTTGGTTAGATAATCCCAATGACTCAATTAAATAACTATAGGCAGTGATAATCGCCATTAGATAAGTTTTACCTTGGCCACGTGCAACGGAAACAATTGCTCGTGAGAAACGCTTGCCACCGTCATCATTACGCCAGCCAACCAGCATAGCCATAATGAATTTTTGCCACGGCATAAGCTTAGTTGGCTCACCCGTATCAACGTTCGGGCAGATGGCAGCAAATTTAAGCACTTGATCTACTTTCTTAACCGAATAAGTAAAAGGAAATTCAACGCTACCTTGCCGTTGTAAGTCTCGAATATGGCGAAAAGCCGCTAGCTTAATCAGATAGCCAGTGGTTACCTTCTCATCGAGGACGTCAAAGGCATACTTTGTGCCCGGATCAGTGTATTGCTGGCGAATTGCTGAGCAGTCTAATGATTGATAAGCCCCAATAACATCATGTGTTTGTGTTAAATCAATCTTCATTATCAGTCTCCTAGAAATTCTTTCATGCGATCACTGATACTTCGCTCGTCTTTGTGATCATCTAAGTTCAGCTTCAACAAATCACTGCGCGATTTTGGCGACAATCCTAATTCAGCGCCTAGTTTAGTCAGGTTTTTAACCGCTGAATCGTAAATTTGTGTCATGGGATTACGCTTGTAACCCACGAAGTCTCGACCAATTTTTTTACCGGTCTGATCTTGTAACGTTTTATAGATTGCTTGGACTTCACCGTTTTCCTGAATATGTTTATACGCATTGCGGTAAATCTCATATTGGGAAGCATATTGCTCTACAAGCCCGCTATCAATGCGTTTAACTGGGGTATTATCTTCTAAAAAAGGCACTAATCGACGCCAAACGACCTTAGCTTGCCGGCCTAAGTAAGCTGGCGGTGTGCGCGTTAATTGACCGTCGTTGACGTCTTTATCCGTTTTTTTCATTTTATCTGCCTCCTTTCATTATTGGTTGACCCCCCCTACCTAAAAAATTTCAAAAATTGTTTCTATCACAAAATGACGCTAATGTGTGTGCTCTTTTTTTGGCGTTTAAGGGGGGCGGGGTGTGTTTTAATTTAGGCTGCGACCAATTATACTAATAAATTTAAAATCGCTTAAATCACACGACAGGCGTCAATAAATCAATTGCTCATTAGCACAACGATTGACGATAAATCATTGATTGGTGTCACACTTTGCAGCTCGTTGCCTTGACCTGTACCATAGTAGCTTTGTTCCCAGTCCGTCTTAGCACGATGGCAACTCCCACAGATAACAGCTAAATTATCAATGTCAGCTTTCAGTGTTTCATCAAACTCAATCGGCACGACGTGATCGACTGTTTTTGCTGGTGTGATAACGCCTTGCACTTTACAGTAAGCACACAAGTAATGGTCACGCTCCAGGACTTGTTGCCTTAGGTGTGACCATTGCCTTGTACGATAGAAGCTGTATTGCTGACGCTTGTCTTCATTGCGATAACGCGTGACCGTGTTGTACTTGTGTGTGTATTGTTTGTCATTGCTACGTGCCCAACGCTGCCGACTAGCCAAGTACTCAGCTTCGTGCTCATAGTGTTGCTGACAATAGTGGTCAGGGAATGCAACCATTGCATGGCAGTTAGGATAGCGGCATCTTCTTGTCCTTGGCATGTTGCTTCCTCCGTTTCTTATCCAAACTAAAAGCGCCATGCTTATTAGCACGACGCTTCATCCATTTATCTAAGTGAGCATCCATCTCCGCTTCTTGTGGCGTGACGTAGTCATATTTTGTGTTAATCATCTTT